AGCGGTTCTTGATCGACAAGTCACCCGGCAGCAGCATCACAACGATGACGATTGAAGACGCGAATCACTACACACCGGATCAGAGGATAGCGATTATCGCCAGCTATCCAGCCCACGAGCGCGAGGCAAGGACGAAAGGCATACCGACACTAGGTTCAGGCCGCATCTTCCCAGTCGAGGAAAGCCTGATTACTTGCCAAGCCATGCCAATCCCGGCGCACTGGGTGCAAATAGGCGGCATCGACTTCGGGTGGGATCACCCCAGCGCCGCTGTTAAGCTGGCTTGGGACAGGGATAGCGACACTATCTACGTCACCGCAGCACACAGGCAAAGGGAACAGACACCCGTTCTCTTCGCAGCCACCGTGAAACCTTGGGGCGCATGGCTGCCGTGGTCTTGGCCTCACGATGGATTGCAGCACGACAAAGGATCTGGCGAAACCTTGGCAAGCCAGTACAGGGCGCAGGGACTGAAAATGCTCAAGGACAAGGCGACCCACCCACCACCCCGGAACGAGAAAGAGGGAGGGGGCGGCAATGGTGTAGAAGCAGGCTTAATGGATCTCCTAGACCGAATGCAGACTGGCCGTTTCAAAGTGTTCGCTCACTTATCGGATTGGTTTGAAGAATTTAGGATGTATCATCGCAAGGATGGTAAGGTGGTTAAGTTGGACGATGACTTGATTAGTGCGACTCGGTATGGAATGATGATGAAGCGATTTGCTGTGACGAATACGCCTGCTAAGTTAAGGCGGCATGGATCTGTGTACACCACGCACGACCGAGGGATGGGAATGTAATGGGTGGGGGCTATAGAGCGCACCTGAAATTTTTTACGGAATTTGCGTAGAGAGAGTAAGATACGCTTGACAATCAACATTGGCTAGGATCGCTTCCGAAGCCCTGTTACCCCGACAGGTTGCCATGTTGTTCAATTCGGGGGTTCATTGGGGGATGAATCATGGGAATTTTCAGAAGGTTTTTTGCACCTAAAGTTTTGGTTAGTGATGGCATGTTGCCGCCGGAGCGTGAAGTCTTATCGGTAGTTGATGAGCCTAGTACGTGGGAGGCTAAAGTTGCCAAGGCAGAGTCTGAGTTGGCAGAGAAAACGCAGGGCAGGCTGGTTGCAGCGATTGGTGAGTTGAAGGTTCTTAACGCTGCGATACAAGATGCCAAGGCCGAGCGTGCCGACATAGCCAAGCACCGGGCTTTGAGTCTGATTGATTGGGATAGGCAGAAAGAAGCTGCGGATCAATCGTTGTCTGATGTAGAGGGCAGAATAGCTGAGGGCGGAGCGATTATTAACAACATGGCAAAGAAGATGCGGGACTTTAAGGTTGCTGCCGCCAAGGATTCTAATGGGCAGAAGTTTATTTCTGAGTTCAAGATGGCGCATGACAATCTTGGAGATGTGATTGAGGCGACGAAAATCTCTGATGCAAATTTAGCCGAGTCTCGCAAACGGCTACAGGTGATGAACGCCAAAGTCACCAATGCCAAGAAGTTCGTTAAGAAGTGGATTCTAGATGCGGACGCACAGGCCAATAAAATTGTTGCCGAAGCAGAGGCTATTGCAAAGACACGCGCCGAAGTATTAGCTGGGTATGTGCATGGAAGTCGCAGGCAGGAAAATTTGGAATACGAGGCGATCCATAAGCGGAATAAGGATCAAATCGAGCAAGACCATGCGATATTGAGAGGCTTGAATAAATCAAAAGCTGATGCAGGGGCCGCCGTTGTACGGATTGTCAAAAATGGGCAGAAATTGATTTCTGATGCGGAAAATCAAGCAATTCACATTGTTGCGAATGGGCATAAAGTGGTAAATGCAATAAGGGCTATACCCTAACCAATATCAACCAACAGGCCGTCCATTGAGACGGCTTTTTAATTTAAGGAATCGGAAATGACACAAGAAGTTTTTGAAGGCTCAGAACGTCTAAATATCACCGCGACGAGTACGGCGCTTAAAGCTGGTACGTTGCTAGGTGTTTTTGTCGCATCTGCATCTGGCACCCCGACACTGAAGTTTGCTGATGGTGATGGGACGATTGTTAATACTATGACCCCGGCGGCGGCTACGTTTTACCGTATTCCTTGTAGGTTTAAGGGTGGGCTGACTGTCACGGTTGGTGGGACGGTTGACGCGACCATTTTCTACAAGCTATAACTCATGCTCAAACTAGCCTCCCCAGTGCAAGAGTCGTCGGACGAGATGCGCATTGCTATTTTGGATTCTTTGGGATCTACTCTGGCCTCGAAGCGTTCTGACGCGGTGACTGCTCGTGCTCAGACTGGGATTGAGCTTGAGTGGACGCAGGATGAGGAGTTCTATCAGGGGTACGACGATGCCAACCGGCACGAGTTCGTCAAGACGGCTGCTAAACCGACGGCTGATGGCCAGATGCGCGAGACTGAGGCTTCGGCTGGATCGACGGTATTCCCGAACATTACTCAACCTTATGTAGATGCTGTATCTGCCCGTGTGGGGGATATGTTGCTCCCGACTGATGACCGGAATTATGCAATTGATCCTACTCCGATACCTGAGTTGGCGAACTATGAGCCTGAACCAGTGGTTCCGCCACCAGTAGTCCAGCAGGTGCAACCCGGCCCGCAGATGGCACCCGGTCAACCCGGTTCGCAAGAAGCTCCACAACCGGGTATGCTGGGTCAAGAGGCTCCTCCACAACCTATATCCGCTGCCGAGCAGGCAAAGTCTGACTACATCAAGATGAAGGCTGAAGCCCTCCGCAGGGCTGGATTAGCTGAGAATCAGATTGACGACTGGCTGCAAGAGGCCCAATACCATTCAAATATCCGCGCGGTGATCGACGATGCTGCGAAACTGGGTTCTGGGGTTATCAAAGGCCCAGTCCCTGTTAAGCGTAAATCGGCCATGTGGACGCAGAATGAACAAGGTTCTGGCCTAATGGTCATTGAAGAAATAAAACCCGCAAGTTTCAGGGTTGACCCGTGGAACTTGTTTCCTGATCCGGCCTGTGGAGAGTCGATTCACAATGGTTCTTACATTTTTGAACGTGATTACATGACGGCCAAGAAGCTTGAAGACCTTAAAGGTGTTCCGGGCTACATTGATTCACAGATTGACAAGAGTCTAAAAGAGGGGCCGGGTAATCGGAAAGAGGCCGACAGCCGGACAAACGCATCCACGAAGGAGCAGTTTGAGATTTGGTACGCCCACATCACGATCACTTCCGAGGAAATGGAAGCCTGCGGGTGCGAGGTAGGTAAGGACAAGAGAAGTTATCCAGCTTTGATGACAATTGTGAACAACAACGTCATCCGTGCTGCGTTGAATCCTTTGGACAGTGGCGAGTTCCCTTACGACGTGATCCCGTGGAAGAAGCGCCCCGGTATGCCGTGGGGCATGGGTCTTGCGAGACAATTGAGAACGCCACAACGAATTGTTGTAGCCGCGACTCGGAAACTTGCTGAAAATGCCGGTCTGGGTTCAGGGCCGATGTTTGTTGTCCGCAGGGGGGTTCAACCTGAAAACGGAATTTGGGAGATCCGCCCACTAAAGATTTGGATTGAAGAGGATGATTCAACTGGTGGCGGTGCTTCGCCGGTGAGTTCGATTGTCATTCCAATGATGCAGGTCGAGCTGACGAACATCATCCAGTTGGGTATGAAGATGGCCGAGGACGTTACTGGTATGCCCATGCTGATGCAAGGAAGCCAAGGAAGCGCCCCAGATACTGTTGGTGGAATGACCATCCTGAACAACAATGCCAATGCTGTTTTGCGAAGGATTGCCAGACTATTCGACTCCAGCATCACCGAACCCCACATCCGTAGGTACTACGCTTGGCTGATGGAATACGGCGAAGATGACGACATGAAGGGTGATTTCCAAGTTATTGCCCGTGGTTCTACCGCTTTGGTGGAGCGAGACATCCAGAGTCAAGAAATGGTCAGTGTGCTTCAATTGACACTGAACCCTTCTTTTGGAAAGAATCCAAAGAAAGCGATGGACGAATACCTAAAATCAAGAAGGTTCGATCCAGCCGCATTCGATTACACCGAAGAAGAGCAAAAAGTTCTCGATGAGCAGCAGGCTCCTCCGGCACCAGCTATTGAAGTGGCAAACATTCGAGCCAAGACAGAAGCTGATAAATTGACCACCATGACACAGCTACGCATGGAAGAGTTGAAGATCGACGATGCAAATGAAGATGCAGACCGTGAAGAACGACTCAGAATTGCAGACGGTGCGCAGCAGACTTCGTTGCAGAAAATGCAAGTCGATACCGATAGGGACACCGCGTTTGTGCAAGCACAGACCGAACAGAATCAATTGGGCCATCAAGCCAAGATGACTGAGTTGGAACTCAAGCGCGAACTCGCCTTGCTTGAATATGCAAACCGGCGCGAAATATCGCTTGAGGCCGTCAAATCGGACTTAGCTCAAACTTCAATGAAGCTGAACACTCAGAAAGAACTGGCTGCTATGGCGACTGGGACTTACAAACCACCGCAAGTTGTCAAACCAGCAATGGAGCCACGAGGCCGAGCACCTAACGGTCAGGCATTCCAAAAATGAAACTGAACACACACGAGGTTGGCTCGCCCTTGTGGCAAAAGCTGACCGACCATTATGAACCGCAACTGGCAAAACTAAGGGCCAGAGCAGAGAACCCAATTCTTACTGAAGCAGACCGTCTCCCTCTGCTTTGGCAAATATCGCACATCAAAAATCTGCTTGAACTGGGTGAACCAGACAAGAAGAAAGTGGCGCGCGAGGCTGCATAAGCCTCCCCCGTCGATGCCTGCCGCCTTCGGGTGGCTTTTTATGGAGAATTTAAATGTCAGAGATAGAACAGGTAGCCCAAACTGAAGCCGAGGAATTGGCTGAAGTGATGGCTGGGTACAACCAAACGCGCGGCGAACAGCCCCCCGTTGAAGAAGTGCAGGAACCATCGACGGAACAGGAAGACCCTGCCATCGAAGTGCTGCCTGAGATAACTGTGGCAACCTTAGCCGACGAGTTGCGAGACTTGAAAGCTAGGGTAGCAGCGAGTCAAAACGATCCGTCCGATGTACGAAAAATGCACGGCCAGATCGGCGACATCAACCGAACACTGCAAGCAATGCAGTCCCCTGCGCCCGCACCCGTCACAGACGAAGGTGATGCCGCACTGGACGAAGCAGCAAGCGAGTACCCGGAATTAGCAGGCCCAATGGTTAGGGAAATCAAAGCACTAAAAGCTCGACTGTTCCAACAGCCGGTTCAAGTGCAAGAAGATCCCGAAGCACGTAGGGCCACGCGACAAGCCGAGCGCCAGCAGGAACGACAGGAAGATGCGATTGAAGCGCTAAAAGACGAGCACCCTGACTTTATGACAGTTCGGGATACGCCTGAGTACAAGACTTGGCTATCCGGCAAACCGTCCGAGTTTCAAGAGAAGTTCACTTCGACTTGGAATCCCGCCGTAGTTGCCAGAGGACTGACAGATTTCAAGGCATCTCTAAAGGTACGAGAAGTGAAACAAAACCGACTCGCCGGTGCGATTACCCCGCAAGGTGTACCGCAGAAGGCTGGGTTATCCACGTTATCAGACGACGAAGCCCTATGGGCTGGCTATAACAAGGGCCACAAGCGTCTCAAGTAAAAAAGGTAAATTATCATGGCTGGAAATAACTATACAACGCCCGCTGGGCGTATCAACGAGGTCAAGGGCGAAATGCTCAAGATGACCGAACCCGTCGAAGTCTTGCAGCTTGGCTGCGAGATGAAGAAGATGCCCCGTAACAAAGGTGACAACATCACCTATCGTGGGACTATCCCAACCGGCGGATCTACTACCAGTGCAAAAACGATCAATCGTTGGTCTGTTACCGCTGCAAGCTACCAAGTCTCTGAGGGTGTCACTCCGCCTGCACAAGCAGTTGACTACCGTGATGTGGCTGTAACCATTGCCGAATACGCAGTGCTCTTCAGCTACACCAACAAAGTGGCCCTGCTGCATGAAGACGACATCCCTGCGGATCAGGTCAAGCAAACCGCTCAACTGATGGGTCTTGTGCGCGAGATGGTTCGATACGGCGTGATGAAAGCTGCTACCACTGTTCAATACAGTGGGGGTACGACTCGCGCTACTGTCGATGAGGCCATCACCTACAACGGACTTTCTCTGTTGTCGCGTACTCTGCTGGGTAATGGTGCCCACATGAAAACGTCTATCTTGGCCCCCGGCCCGGCATATGACACTTCAGCCATCGAGGCTGGTTTCATTGTGTTTTGTCATACCGATTGCGAGCACGATATTCGTCGCCTGCAAGACTTTGTGCCTACCGCAAAGTACGCCAATCGCTCTATCATCAACGAAAACGAACTCGGCTCTGTAGGCCGTTTCCGCTTCATCGTGTCGAAAGAGTTGTCTGCTTACGCTGACGCTGGCGCTTCTATCGGTACGACTGGTCTGTATTCGACTAGCGGAACCAGCCTAGACGTGTACCCGATGATCGTTTGCGGTGAAGATGCCGTGTTTGACATTGCACTGAATGCCAACTTTGAGCCGTTCCACCTGCCTGCTTCACAGCGGACTAAAGACGACCCTGTTGGTCAGCGTGGCTACGTCGGTGCTTCATTCTGGAGTGCTGCGGTTGTGGTGAACAACGGACACATGGGCGTTATCGAAGTGGGTATAACTTCTCTGTAACCAATAGCAGGTGACTTGTTCTAAGCCACCTGCAACCAAATCATTAAAGGAAAATTATCATGGAAAATCTTAAAAATCGTGCTCTCACGATTAACTTCGTCACTGCTGGGTTTGTTGCTGGGACTACCAGCACCTACACCACGACGGCAACGACCAGCGCCGCTATTGATGGCCGGTTTGCCACTGGTCTGACGGCACAAACCAACACTGCATCGCCTACGTTGGACGCTGTGACTGGTCTGGCATTCCCTAAGCTAACCGACAACCAGTGTACTGTGCTGGTGTGGGGTACGAACGCTGCTGGCGTTATCAAACTGGCGCAAGGCAGCATTGAAAACACCGAAGTTGGCGTCACTACCACGGCTGGTGCTTTCTTGAACCTGCCACAGTTCCCCATCTTGCCAGATGACTTCTGCCCGATGGCCTACAACTTGGTGCGTACTGCCCCAAGCGCTGCCGACTTCACAACCGGCACTTCCAGTTGGACGGCTACGGGCATTACTGCCTCGACGTTCCGTAACATCAGCACGCTTCCGCGTCGTCCACAGTCCTCGTAATTGAGGCACCATGAAATCCACCTTCGGGTGGTTTTCTACTTCCAAAAAATTCAAAATTAAAGGAAATTCATCATGCTTAATCGTAAATATACCAGCGTAAGGGTTGACCACAAACTCGATATGAGCACCGTTTCTACGGTGGAAGGGCCAATAACTCTTACTTCACCGACTGGTGCTGGACTTGGTTATGGTGCTGGCGCTGGCGGTGCTGTTACACAGGCCACTAACCGTGCCACCGGCGTTACTCTGAACAAACTGTCCGGGACTATCACGGGCAATGCGGCCTCACTAGCTGGCGTTACCATTGCAACTTTTACAGTGACTAACACAACCGTTGCTGTGACTGACGTAGTGATTGTGGCAAAAGTCTCCGGTGATGCAGACTCTATGTGCTGGGTATCCGCAGTGGCCGCTGGATCGTTCGACATCAGTGTTCGCAATAACCACGCATCTGTAGCCGATACGACTGCAATGGTTATAAACTTCGCCGTCATCAAAGCAGCAAAAACCTAAGCTGCAAACCCATACATCTCACGAGAGGTGTATCACTTTGTTGCTTCGCCGCCCATCCGGGATTTTTTTAACTCTAAAGGTAAACATTATTATGCCAAAAGGTATCCCACTTCAACGCAAAGCAAAAGACACTCCAGTTTTTGCAGCCGCCCCGCTTGCGTCTGACCACGAAATCGGGCAAATCCCAACCAGAAAGATCGACGACCTCGGAAACTTCGAGCCGTCTGTCATTGCACAGGTCAGTGGTCGTCCAGTTGATCCCGAAAAAATGGCTATGCTGGCCTTCATGGCCGAGATGGTGACGATTCGGGTTGCAACAACAACAGATCGCAATGCTGAGATGGTGTTTCCACTGAACATTAATGGTCAGCCTATGCTCTTTCGACGTGGCGAGACCAAGACACTTCCTCGGTATTTTGTGGATCGCTTGCTTCGGTTGAAAACCACCACGTATGGGCAGGAATTGGTGCTGAATAAGGAGGGTATCCAGTCTTATATTTATCCACCTTCTACCGGGCTTAAATACGATTTCGCAATTATCCGAGATGACAACCCACTCGGTAAATCGTGGGAACGTGCCGTCCTTGCTGAAGCGGGCTAATCAAAATGGCAATGACGTTCTTGGAAATTTGCAAACGGCTACGCCAAGAGGTTGCCGGTGCTGGCACTGGCCCCTCTACCGTCGTTGCGCAGACGGGGGAGCTAGGCCGCATCGTGGCTTGGGCTGCGACTGCGGACGAAGACGTGCAGCGCCTGCATAATGAATGGCGGTGGATGGTAGGGAGCTTCACAATCGACACCGTGATTGGCGACAACTCCTACCTTCCTGCTGACTGTATCGTCCCAATCACGAACCTGCGGGATTGGAGGCGGGAGACGCTCAAGAGCTACACGGGAACCGTCGCCAATGAGTCTAGGCTTCTTTTCATCGACTACCAAAACTGGTATGACACCTACGATGTTGGCATTCAAACCAATCAGCGCCCGATCAACTTCACGGTTGGTAACGATCAGAGTTTGAAGATTGGCCCTGCGCCAAACGACGTTTATCGGATCTCTGGTGAATATCAAAAGGCCGTCACGACGATGGCGCTCGACGCTGATGTACCGCAGTACCCCTCTGAATACCACATGCTGCCAGTCTATTTGGGCATGATGTCATACGGACGATATACAGGAGCAAACGAGGTTTATGTAGATGGTGAGAACCGCTACAAGCGGATGATTAAACAGATGGAGCGCACGCACATGCCGCGCTTCACCATCGCGGAACCATTGGTTTAATTATGAAGCCAGTGCCGATGCCTCAGACGCAGTTCAAGTTCTTCCCTTTCACGGGAGGACTGGATCTGGTAACTCCTCCGATTCAACTTTCCAGCGGCGCACTGCGTTCTGGATCGAACGTGGAGATTGGCATTAATGGTGGTTACGCGCGGATCGGCGGGTATGAGAGATTTTCCGGGCTGGCTAAACCGTCAGCGGCAGTTTACGCAATTCTGACTTGCACCATCACTGGGACAGTTGTTTTGGGCGATGTGTTGACTGACAACGCTGGAACGTCATACGGGACGGTGATTGCCCTGCCTTCTGGCCAAGCAGTTTTGACATTGATAACCGGAAATTTTTCCACCGGCAATATCAAGGTAGGTATTACCGTAGTTGGAACGTGTATAGGCGCACAAGAAAGTGGAGCGGCTGCGACACCAAAACTAAACGCAACCTACCGAAACCTCGCGGCGGACATATATAGAGCATTGATTGCAGTTGTGCCGGGGTCTGGAAATGTGCTGGGGGTACATCAGTTCAATAGTCTTGTCTATGCCTTTCGAAATAACGCTGGCGGTACAGCGGCCGTCATGCACAAAGAGTCAGCAACTGGCTGGACGGAAATAGCGCTAGGCCGTGAGATCGCATTCACCTCTGGTGGAACTTATGAAGTTCTTGTAGGGGACACCATCACCGGCGCAACATCGGCAGCTACAGCGGTCATCGTCAAGATAATTATTACCAGTGGGACGTGGGCCGCAGGCACAGCAGCGGGAAGATTTTTCTTTGCATCACAAACGGGAACCTTCCAAGCCGAGAATCTTGATGTTGGTGCAAACCTGAATGTGGCCACGATTGCCGGTAATAGCACTGCTATCACACTATCGCCCGGCGGCAAGTACGAGTTTGACAATTGGAATTTTGGTGGCGGAACCGGAACAACGAAAATGTACGGCGCAGACGGCGTGAACAAAGGTTTCGAGTTCGACGGAACAACTTTTGTAAAAATCAACACCGGCATGACAACGGACACACCAAAGTTTGTCAAGGTACACAAGAACCACCTGTTCTTTAGTTTTAATGGGTCTGCTCAACATTCTGGTGTCGGAGATCCTTACACATGGACTGTGGTTTCTGGAGCGGGTGAGCTTGCCTGCGGCGACACAATTACCGGCTTTCTTGGCGTAGCGGGATCAGAGGCAGGCGGCGCTATTGCGATCTATACAAAAAACAGAACCCTAATCCTTTATGGAAACGGGTCGTCTGACTGGAAGCTTGTCCCCCACAGTGAGGAATCTGGCGCACTGTCATACTCGATTCAGTTCATTACGCAAGGCATAGCGTTGGACACGCAGGGCATTACACTGCTTTCGGCAACACAGAGTTACGGCAACTTTCAAAATGCCGTCGTATCTGACAAGATAACGCCAAAGCTTAACCCGCTTATAAAAACAGCTTCTGCCAGTTGTATTGTTCGTAAAAAGAATCAATACCGTCTGTTTTTTAGCGGCGGCGAAGCTGTTTACATGGGCTTCAAGGATAAAAAGATCATAGGCATGACCACGGTTTTACTAACAAATCCCGTGGTTTGTATATCTTCATTGGAGGGTGTCAGTGAGCAGGAAGAAATTTACTTCGGATCAACAAATGGGTTTGTGTATCAAATGGACGTTGGCACATCTTTTGACGGTGTTGCGATTTCGTGGAGCGCAGAACTTGCCTTCAACCACTTTGGAGGCCCTAGACAATTGAAGAGCTTTCGCAAAGCCGTCATGGAAATGTCTGGGTCTAGCTACTGCGAGTTTAATTTTTCTTACGCACTGGGCTACGAGTCTGTTGAATACGACCCCACCGTCAACACCACCATCAAAGAATCATTGGCGGGAAATAAGTGGGACTCATTCACATGGGACAACTTCTTCTGGGATGGTAGGGCATTACTTCCGTCGGAAGCCGACATCACGGGAACAGCGGAAAATCTATCACTCATATTTAATGGTGACTCTGACGAATTCCTACCGTTTACTTTAAGCAGCGGTATTATTCATTTCACCCCACGACGCGCGATGCGTTAAGAAGGAACCGGCATGGCAGCTTCAGAATTCTATGACCACAATAATTACCCGATTCAAGGCTCGTCTGGTTCCTCGTCCGCCATGCGGGCAGAGCTTAAGGCCATCGAAGACGGACTCAGCGCAAAGATGCCTGACCTTGCCGGTAATGGGGGTGAGATTGTTGCCGTCAACGCTGGCGCAACGGCGCTAGAAGCCCTACCAACAACCGGTACTGGCTCAGGTGTTAGAGCCACCTCTCCGACGTTCCTAAGCGTACCCGCTGCCCCCACAGCAGCCGCCGCGACAAACACAACCCAACTCGCAACGACCGAACACGTCTTTGCCGAGCGCACCAACACCGCAACCCTGACTAACAAGACCCTCACCTCTCCAGTGGTGAATACGCCTACCGGCATTGTCAAAGGCGATGTGGGGCTTGGGAACGTGGACAACACCAGCAACGCCACCGAGCG